CTATCTTTTTTGTAAATTCTTTCATGTCATTACCCTTTCTTTTTCTTGTTAAGTTGGGTAAATATTAATCAATTATTTATCATTTTGCAAATATTTTTTATCTTTCCAGAAAATAAATGCTTCATATGCTCCAACATAACCCAAACCAATACAGACAAAAGCTCCCTGTTTCTGGGCTTCTAGCAGGTATTCTTGCTGTCCATCTTGCCATTTTGAGCGTGTATGATCTTGGCGTTTTAATTCACAGACGAACGCAACGCTTGCTGGAATAATAATATCTGGTGCGCCTTTCACCATTCCTTCACTCTTTTGTTTGGTAGCCTGGTAGAATGTACGCAGACCTTCATTCCTGATGTGTGTAGCAATCTTTCCATAACTATCAGGGTATTCCCTCCTTAGCTTTGCAAAGAAAGTTACTGCTTCAGCAGCTTCAGAAGGACATTCACCTCGAAACTCTTTATTCCCAAACACTGGTATATCATTGTGGAACTTCATCGGCTGCCTCGTTATATCCATAAATTTTAAAGAAATCACCTTTCTTTCGATAAGTAATAGTGCTTGGAGTTATTGTTCCATTGTTTGTTATCTTATTAAAGCGATCTAAGAAAGGTTGCATTTTCATGGTAAACCATACTGGGAATGACCTATACTCAGTTATAAAATCAACTCGTAAGCACTCGTTCCCTGCTTTGCTTAGTGTTGGTATTGCTCGCATTGCAACAACCTTATCAGTTTGTATTTGTGTTGGGTCTTTCTTTTTCATTTGGAAGTCTGCGACTAACTTACTGTTTGGGTCAATTAGCTCTCCTTTACAGCTACAACAATAACGTGCAGCAATATCATTTTCTTCTTCACAATGTGGACATGGTTTAAATGTCCAGCGATAAGAACATCTAACCAACTTTTTAATAGTTTTATTAAATACTTCACCAAAACATCTCCTTCCGTGATGCGCTGGCATCTCTCCATACTCTGTTTCTAAACGTATTCCTTCCAGATCAGTAAAATAACCAAAATCATCAATCTTATGACTTGCTTCATTAGGAACAGGCGCAAACTCATTGTTAGAATTGCATTGTGGGCATTTAGCTTTTATTGGTTCACCAGCTTCGTAATCGCCTGATGCTTCTATCTCTGGATTAAATAAATCACCATCAGGACAATGTCTGCTTATATTTTCAGCATAATCTAATATCAAACAATCATCTTTATTGTCGTCAATACGCAATCCTCTGCCGATTATTTGTTGCAATAAACTAACTGACTCTGTAGCTCTTAAAATAGCTATCAAATCAACGTGTGGAGCATCAAAACCAGTGGTTAAGACTGACACATTGACTAAATATTTAAGCTCCCTAGATTTGAATTTTCGCAGTATTTGTTCACGCTCCTTCTTTGGTGTTTCTCCTGTAACTATGCAAGATAAACTTTGCGGTAAAGACTGCATAACCTCGTGAGCATGTTGCACTGTCGCTGAGAAAATCATTACACCTTGTCTATCTACTGCTTGCGACACAATATCGCCTACAATCGCACTGGTGAGCCTTCCTTGACCATGATAGGCTCTATCAACATCTGCTTTTGCAAACTTACCCATGCTATTTAACTGCATATCCAGCGTTTCATAATGACCTGAATTAATCGCACCAATAATAGGCTTTGTTAGGTATCCTTGCTGTATTAAATCTCTAGCGTAAACGGTAAACACTTTTGCATTAAAATAAGGGTTCTTAGTTTTATCATCTCCATGTGCATTTCCATGCTCGTCCATTCTGTATATATAACCATCTCCAAGACGAAAAGGAGTGGCTGAAAGACCTATGACACGCAGATTAGGATTACAGGCAACCAAAGATTCAATGATGCTTTTTACCGTTGGTGTTATTCTATGCGCTTCATCCAGTACAACAGCACAAAATTTAGCTCCAAAACGATGAATCTTATTTTTAACACTAACAGGTGTGCCAAAAACTACTGGATGTTTTAAACATGTTTCACCAACGCTTGCACTGAACAAACTGCATTGATTACCAGTATCCCTATATTTCTCAGCATTTTGTTCTAACAGCTCTTTTGATGGTACAAGACATAATATGTGCTTGCCATTACTAACCTGGTGCAATGTATTGGCTATTGCTGCAACAATTAAAGATTTGCCACTCCCTGTTGGCAATTCTAATACGCATGGGTCAGTACATTTCTTTATCCAGTTTATAGCTGCATCATGCGCTTGTTGTTGATATGGGCGGAGTTTCATGCTTCAATGCCAACTGTTTTTTGTTTTTTTAACTGCAAGTATTTTCCATATGCTTCGCTTTTTGGCTGAGTTAAACCAAGTCCTTTGCACCAATAATCATTTCTTAATAAAACTTTACATAATCTTCTATACGATGGCGCCCATTGCTTATCTTCAAGAGTTTTTGGAGCAAAATCAGGTATTTCGTTATATCCTCTTAATTTCCAACCTTTAATAAAAACTCTAAATCTCTTTATATAATGATCTCTATTTTTTTTAGGCAAAGACTTTAATAATAAATTACAAAAACTTTTCCAAGTATGATTTTCAGGCTTAGAAATCTTGTTACTTCCAGTTATATTTCCAGACTCTTGAACATATAAAGCTCCTGAATTAGCTCCATTTACTCTAGCTATTAGCTTAAACCAAGTTTCAGGCTCAAGAATGTGGTACAGCCATAATCCTTTTTTTTGATCATCTCCATAAGGTTGACAAAGTCTTTGTTGACTTATTGGAACACCAGCTTTATGCATAAAATCATATATTTTATTATTAGGTAAATCTTTGAACTTAGAATGAAACCTCCATATATCTTCTGTTTTCCAATCATAAATTGGATAAATATTAAACAAATTATCTCCAATATAAGTTGTATATCTATTATTGCCATGCATTTTTTTATCAAATACAGCAACAGTTCTATATCTATTTAAACTTTCATCTGCTCTTATTCCAATTAAACCAGCGCATGTTTCACCTTGTGCATACCATAATCCAAATAAAACAGTTAATTCTTCAAATTCCATATTTGGTTGATAAAATGGATAATCTTCACATTTAGCAGCAAGTTTTGGCTTTTGCCTTACCCATATATCTTTTTTTTCTTCATCCCATGCTGTCCATCTTGGCTCAAAAACAGTTACTGCATTTCTTAACAATAATGGAAAACATAACCAATGAAGATCAATATTATCTTTATACATATCAATCATTTCTTCTATATGCTCGATAGTAGATTTATACTGAGCTTCAAGATCAATAATTAATATTCCTACTTTTTTATTTCTTTTTTTTGCTTCCATCATTGTTAGATGAAACATAACGCTACTATCTTTTCCTCCTGAAAAAGACAAATAAACTTTTTCAAAATTATCAAAAGAATAATTTATTCTTTGTTGAGCTGCTTCAAAAACATTAATTCCTAGTAATCTTTTCATTAGTATAAATTCGCTTCTGTTTTAGATTGCGCCTGGTCAAGTGACAATTCATCTTCACCACGTTTTTTTAACCATTTATTTAAAAATTTTAATGCACATATATTTGCTAAATTTTGCTGCTCCTCTGATAACAAATAAAATCCTCCGCAAAATTTTGATGGTATTCCAGTTGCATAACACATTGAAGCTTGACCAAGCCATGCAATTCTATTCATTTTTTCATTTGATAAATAATGTTCACATGAGTTTTTCCATTCCAACAATATTGATTGCATTGCTGCTTCAAACATTGGAATATCACTTAAAAATTCAGCATATTTTTTTTTGCAATCATCATCTGTTAATGATTTGTTTTTAGGTTTATTTTCATAAAATCCAGCTGGATAACATTCCCATTTATCCCAAGTATGATAAATTCTATTCATCTTCTAATCCTTCAAAATCATTATCATCATCAAAAATAACGTCCCATGCTTCTGAAAAATCTTCATCTAAAAACATTTCAGCCAATCCGCTTATTTGTTTTAATCTTAAAACTTCATCAGAATCCATGCCAAGATTTTTAGCTATTTTTTCATCAGACCAATTTCTTCTACTAAGCTCAATAACAATATCAGACATAGATTCAACTTTATGTTTTCCTCTTGCTCTGTTATGCCTAATGGTTGATGCCATTCTGTCTGTTTTGTCTTTTTGATCTTCTCTTATTTGTACAATAGGAAGATATCCAAGTATTTTTTTTTGTATGTCTTTACATTCTTTTCCAACTCTATGTCTATGAAAGCCATCAATAACTTCATATTTTTCACTTTCATCAGGCATAGAAACTATAGGTTGTGTATATCCATCCTCTGAAATAGATAATCTAAGTAGTTCCATTTCTGGAGGAGCAACACTATTTGGGTTGTAATCATTTTGATATACATTTTCATTTTTAACCCATTTAACAAAATCAACTGGTTCACTTTTAAAAGGGCTTATTAAATGTATTTTTTCTCTAACTTCATTTATTGCAATTATTTTTTTTTCTAAATCAAGTTCATTTATATTTTTTATTAATAATTCAATTAATTCATTCATGTCAACCTCCAATAACTAACAGGATCGCCAGTGTAGTCAGTAAGGTCTGCATCAGGTAGAAGTTCTTTAACAGCTTTGGCGTAGGATATAGAACCAGCTTTGGTGACTTTAGTAAGTTTGTGACCATTGATCTCACTATCTTTACCATCTGCTAACTTAACTATTTCATCTAGCAATCGTTTCTTTTCTGCTTCAAGTTCTTTTATCTGCTCTGCTATCATTAAGTAACGCTCAACCTGTCCTTCGCATCTAACCTGTTGGCGTTTCTCTTCAAGATACTTTTGTGCCTGTGGAAGTTCACGCTCTGCAAGATATTCATTGTAGAAGTCTTTTAACTTTGGTAGTAAATATTCTTCAATAGCTAATTGATTAAATTGTACTGTTTCAAGCATGTAACCATATGCTGACCATTGGTAGAAATGACACCATTGACGACCAGTAACAAACAGTTGAATCTGTATTTGCATCCAATAGTGTGACTGATAGTCTATTGATTTAAACTCTGGTGGGTTTTTATCACGCAAACCATATGGACATTTAATCTCTATCAAACCATCATCATTTATCAAACCATCTGGCGATGCTCCAAGCCAATCTTCAAAAGTATGAAAACCAGTAAGCTCTACTTTTGTATTAAACTTCAATTCATAATCAGCAAGTGCATTGGGTTCGTTATACGTTCCATATCTAGTCGCAACATTACCTGTAAATTCACTTGGGTAGCCATGATATTGACGCACCATATTACGCATAACATCTTCACGTTTCATGAAAGGTGATAATCCTAAGATTGCACCAACATTACTACCAGTTACACGACCAGATCTTTTTTTAAACCATTCTTCTGTTCTTTGTTGTTCCATTGTTTTTATCTCTTATAGTTGTAGTTAAAAATGCACATCCTTGTGCGTTTGTTATTTACCAGGGGATTGAATCAATATCAACTATACTTGGTTCTGCTGATTTTTCTTCTTTAACTGGTGTAGCGCCTTTGCGTGGAGCTACAGAAGCAACCCAATTACCAGTTCTACCGTCTAAATCCCATACCATTACTTTTATTAACATTGGCTTATTTAGTAATGCTTTTGCCATTGCAGTATCATTTGGTGCTTCATCAGATTGCGCTAACTTTCCACCACAGTTTGCATCAATAGCAGCAAGCATCTTTTTAGATTTATCGGCTTTCTTGCTATCCACATCAAATACACGCACCTTTTGAAATATCTTGCGTCCTTTGTATATTGCAGGTTCAGCTATTACCCATCGTAAACTTATGTATTCATCACCTTGATACTCAGCCAATCCTGCCTCGTCAATCATTGCAAGGCAAGTTGTATTGTCTGGTATGTTTTCAATCATGCCACCAGAAGTAAATTCACCAGTTGTTGTAATTTCTTGGTTGTCGCTTGTTGTCCAAAAGTTTGCCATTGTTTATGCTCCGATGCTTGGGATTAAATTTAAAAGTGGATTAGTTCCGTTTACAACCAATAAGTCATCGCTAATTCCATAGCGGTTCTTTGATATATTTGCAGCGGAGGCGTATGTTACCAGTATTCTTGTACCATCGCTTATGGCTTTCTTGCGCTCACCATCACCAAAGGTATGAGTTTCTAGCTTAAGATAACCAACCAAATCGGTATTATCAGTATAATGAGATACTGACTTCTTCTGCATACGAATGTTGTATCGTGTGTACGGGTCTTGATCTGGCAACTCTATAGTTTCTGTTTCACTATGTGCTATAAAAACTATGTTCATGCCCTTAGCTTCATTAAGTATGCCAGCAGCTTTACGAACTCTGCCATGCAAACTTGACAATGCTTGAAAGCCAGCACCATAACCTCCCAATGCTTGGGCAATCGTTCTGGGTTTTTTAGGATCAGTATCAACAATGTGATTCGTAAACAATGTATCTAATTGTGTTACCGAATCAACCACAAGAGTTTTGTAATCATGATCTTCCTTGATTAATGCAGTTAGTTGTTCCCACAACATATCTACATTGCTTAGAAGTGGAAAAGCATCAGGTCTTGTAGATACCGGTATGGCTTGCAAACCATCTTCAGCACTGATAAAAATAGGTTTTGGGAAGGTGGCAGCTAAACTTGTTTTTCCAAGTCCTGCATCGCCAGTTATAGTGCAAATGATCGAACGATCATCTGGTTTAGCAATAGAGCTTAATATGCTCATGGTATTTCTCCTTACGGTTAAAAATCTTTTTCTCTAATTCCGTTGCACATTTTACCGATATAAATTAAAATTGCAATACTCAAAAAATATTTATTTTAACAATAGGAAAAAACAATGCTTACACCAGATGAAATTAAAATCAAACTACAACACCCAACTTTGAATTTGGCTTATATATCAAGAGATGCAAAAGTTGATTACAATCTACTTTGGAGATTTGCAAACAATAAATTGCAGATAATTCCATACGATTTAATTAAAACCTTAAGTGATTATTACAATGCTTCCTGAATTATGTGACGCAATTAGAGCAGTTGGTTATGAACCTCCTTCTAATATTGCTGTTGGCAAGGTAACAAGATTTTCCACCAACGGTAAGCGAAACGATAGGTCAGGCTGGGTTCATGTATTCGATGATGCTCGTGGTGCTGTATTTGGGTGTTGGCGTAGTGGAGAGCAACACCAATGGCATGAGAAACGTGATTATGTTCCAGATATACACGAACAAGAAGCAATGCGTCAGCAGTTTGAGGAAGCA